AGTTTCTTTATCTGCAAAAACATTTAATTTATTTCCATTAATAAAATCCAGTGAAAATCCTAATGTAGATACGAATTGGTTATATTGCTCTAATGTAGGAAGTTGATTATCAGCGTAACTGAAAGTTAAATTTACTAGTATTAGTGCAAAACATAAAAATATTTTTTTCATTTATTTCTCCTGATTTTTATGTGGTTTTTTCTTTAATTTTATTTCGATTTCTTATTACCTGAATAATAACTCCAAAAATATGAAAATTATCTGTGATAATAGGATATTGAGGATTTAGAGCTTTTAAAATTTCTTTTCCGCCGTCCAATATATATTGTCTAACAGTAATGGTATCTTTAATTTGTACAAAAACTAAATCTTCAGGTTGGGGTTTTTCATTAAAATCAATTATTAATTTTTGTCGTGGATACAAAGACAACTCATGGGCAGTTGGTGAGAGCATTGCATCCAAATTTTCTACCTCTAAAATTCCTAACTTAGAATTTGATTTTTTTTCGTCTAAAAAAACAGTTAACATTCGTCCCTTCTCCATAGCACTGTTTAACAATTGTTCTATACTTAAAGTGGTGAGGAGAGTCATCTTAAATGCATCAAAGTCTTTCCAACTGAGGATAGGTATTTGATATTCGGCAATCCTCGCCATTTTTACTTCAATTTTATTTCTTATTAAGTCAATAGATTGATTTTCTTCTATATTTTTATTATTTTCTTTCAATTTATTTTCTTTTGCTCCTCTTCCAAATTGTAACCACTCGGGTAAAACCCCTGTAGCGGTTGCTAATTGTAGGATAAAAGATGTTTTTTTATTTTTTCCAGATTCTATCTTTTGAATGTTTTGTTGGGACACTCCGCTTTTTTCAGCTAGTCCTTTTTGAGTAAGGCCGGCTTCAAGGCGCGCTTGTTTTAATCTGGCTGCTAAACTCATTTGGGAAACTTAAAATTAAACATCTTCATATTTAAAACCTTTAGTTGTTAAATATCAAACAACTAAAAGATTGACAGTATACGCTTTTAGTTGTATAAATACAACATGAAAAAAGAAGTAAATAAAAAATGTCACGCAGCTATTTTAAAAGCTATTGAATTAGCCGGGGGGCAATCGGCTTTAGCTCGAAGGTGTGGTCATGGAGTTAAACAGCAGCAAGTTTATAATTGGTCTGTTCGACAAAAAAAAGTCTCTAGCGAATATGTAATTATAGTTGAGCAGGGAATTAAAGATTTACCTGGAGCCCCTAACCGCCACGACCTGCGCCCCGATATCTATCCCTTGGAAGAGGAGGAAAGGAAGTGAGCAACTTTATTGAACTCCATGAAAGTTCTAACTATAGAGATGAAAAAGTGTTTGTAAATCCTAAGCATATTACTTTTATGAAAGCGAATAATTCTCAAACGACGGGGGGAACTTACATTTATTTATTTTCTTCGAATCAGGTTCTTGGAGTCAAAGAAAGCTACGAGGAAATCAAAAAAATGCTAGAAGAGCAGGGTGAATGAACTAATTATAAAGTTTATAACAGTTTTTCTTCGAATTTTACTACTCTTAATGAAGGGAAACTGTCGCCATGTAAAATAGAGGAGTGCATACTAGTATGCCCACGCTACGTGATTTTTTTCTTATTTCATACGGATTTTTACTTGCTGAATATTTTATTAATATTCCTGTTAAAAATGCAGTAAAAGGTTTAATTGTATTTGTTATTTTAAATTTGATAACACATATTTTTGTAAGAACTCTGATAAGAGCTATGAAAGATTTTAATCTTTTTTCTTCATTTCGTCAGAAATATAAATGAAAGCTATTAGTATAGCCATAAATGTAAAAAAGATAGTAGCGTCCGGATCTTTAACAAAAAAGTAATGGTATATAACTAATGTAAATGGCGCACAAATTGAAGCAAGAATTGCATATATTTTAAGTTTAGTAAAAAGTTTTTTCACGGCGGCTTCTCCTAGGTTTTCGTTTTTTTGGGAAAATTAATGATAGCCGAAGAGATAAAAGGCCGCCACCAGTTTAGGGATAGGGATGAATACGGATTTGACAAGCATAAATAAACCGCGGTATAGTGGATTTACTAAATCCAACAGCGGTTCATTGCACCCGTCAGTGCTTTTTTTTATGCCTATTGTTTTATGTCGGGGTAATGGGGGGAATACAATAGGTGCGAAAGCATCGAATACCCTCAGGCTTCTGTTGGAGCTAGTAATTCCCCGTCACCATTTTGGTGACGGAAATAAAAAACTAAATCAACAGAGGCATAAAATGAAAACTTCTACCGAACTTTTTCCTGTATCTTTTCAAAACGACACAATTTATTTAATCGAGCATAATAACGAAGCATACACTGCCGTTAAACCGATTGTTACTAATCTTGGCCTGGATTGGGGAGCACAATTTACAAAGATAAAAAGATTTAGAGAAAGGCTAGCTATTTCGGATATCGCAACAACTTATAGGAAAACGTTCCAAGATGTTTTGGCAACGATTGAAAACGAATGTGGGCGAAGGTTATTGGTTTAAATTAATTATAAATAACCCCTTCTTTATGAGGGGGAAAGATAGGGAGAATTGAAGATGGCTGAATATTATCTAGATGAATTTAAAGATTTTTTGCCGGTGGAAGTTTCTGAAATTTTGAGAGAGTCGATGTATTTAACGACTGAAGAATTTGGTGCTTATATGCTTTTATTGTTTACTCATTTTAAAAGCCAAAAACCTCTTCCTAATGATGATATTCGTTTAGCAATGATTGCTCGTTTGCCATTGGAAAAATGGAAACAAATAAAATCAACTGTGATGGAATTTTTTTATCCACACTTTTCCCGAGATGAAAATGGGGATGAAGAAGAGCAAATAGATCACTTTACTCATTATGGTCTTGCAGGGGGGAATCGGTGGTTAAGAGAAAGCATTGATGAAATGCCATCAATTAAAATTAATGTAAAAGATAAAAAATAATAAAGGAATAAAATGAAAGTTTTGTATTTAAAATCTTATAAGAGTTATTTTTTGTAGGACGATGACAATGAGATGGTTTAAACACATGTGTGCTTCTCAAAATGACGAAATTTTGTCCGAGTTAATGGATGAATTTGGAGCAGAAGGCTATGGTGTTTGGTGGTTGGTTTTAGAAAAAATTGCGCATCTTATGGATGAAACTGATCGCACTTTTGCTCGTTTTTCTGTGAAAGTTTGGGCAAATTCCGCCAGAATTTCAGTAAAAAAATTCCAAAACATCGTGAAATTCCTAGAAAAAAAAGAAAGATTTTATCTAAAAATGGATGGGCAATTCCTAACGATAACTTGTCCTAACCTGTTGAAATATAGGGATGAATGGACGGAAAGACAGTCGAAAAGAGTTCAGAAAACTCTCGATATACTCCCGAGTGACTCGGGAGAAACTCCGTCTCTCGCGCGCGCGCATTCAGATCCAGATACAGATCCAGAAGTAATAATACAATTACCTGACGGTAATTGTATACGTGGGACAAAACCGCCTGACGATGATTGTTTTATCGAGAATGAGACCGAACCCGAGTCGGAAAAAATCTCGTCAGAGAAAATCTCGAACTGTCCGCATGAGAAAATTATCGAACTGTACCATCGCATTTTGCCGACGATGACGCGAGTCGAGAAACTTTCGAGACGCAGAAAAAGCGAATTGCGTGCACGTTGGCGAGAACATCCTGACTTGCAATTCTGGGAGAATTATTTTACCGATGTTTCCCAGATGGATTTTTTGTTGGGTGCTGGAAATCGCGGATGGCAGGCAGATTTTGAGTGGCTCATCAAAAAATCAAAATTTGAGGATGTACTCAAGGGGAAATACAAAAAAGTTTTTCAAAACAGAGGCAGTCCTGTGGAAAAAGATTTATCGAAGGCAGAGAAAACTCAACAATCCATGCTAAGTAGTTTGATAAAACTGGAGCTAGATGAATGACAAAGGAAGAATTTAAAATTTTAATCGCAAATTTGTGTGATGAATTTGAAACAAAAATGACAGACGAAAAAATAAGACGATGGTGGGAGCACTTTAAAAAATTTAGTTATCAAGAAGTTTATTTTGCGTTTAACGAATGTATTACTCGATGTACCTTTTTCCCACGACTCGCTGAAATATTTCAGTATTTGCGAAGGGATGAAGACTTCAAAATTGCTGCGAATGAGGCATGGGCTAATCTGCAATTTTATTTGAGAAATAGTTCTGCTGGCGAGGATGAGATTACGCAACGAGTAGTTAAGATGTTAGGAGGCGCAAGAGCATTAGCAATGCAAAACGAAACACAATTACAATTTACCGCTAATCGTTTTATTGATTTGTATCAAACAATTGCTAAAGAAGATTCAAAAGAGAAAAATAAAATTTCTTATGAAAATATTCCAGTTGTAGTAAAAGAAATTTCGTCAAAAATGAAGTTAGTAAAATAATTAAAAATTTGGAGAATAAAAATGTTTGATAATAAAAAAGCATTAGAGCTTAAATGTGAAATGATTGAAAAAAAATATTCTGTCGAACTTTTAAAATTTGAATTGACTTTAAAATCAGTAATATTAGCTGATGAATTCGTCCAAATAATTGTAGGAAATAAAAGCAATATTAAATCAGCTATATTTTTTGAGGAAGAGCCTACTGATACGTTATCTTTAGCAAGAAATTTACAGATATATTTTTTCTTGAAAGGGTTTGAAGTTTCTAAACTTGAGTATGAAAAAGATCCAGATGACACTCTAAAAGATCCTGACGAAGTTAATTACGCAACATTTTATGTTTCCATTAAAAATCCACGAGAAATTAAATGAACGACCAAACCGAACCGAAAAACCTCGTAGATTTGTATTTAAACGCGCTAGAGCGCATTGAGAAGTTTCCGCATACCAACAAGTGGCAATTGATCCAAATCATCACCAAAGCCCTTGAAAATCGTTTGGGAGTGAATTTATTTAAAAACGATGAGGGAATTGAATGAAACATTTAACTGATGAAGAAATACAAGATAAGGCAAATCGCTTAAAAGAAAGGTTGAAGAGATTAGGGGGAAATATTCCTTATACCTTGATTGAAGGAGCTTTTATAGAGGGGGCAGAATCCGCAAGAGAGTTTTATGAGAAGCAAATGGAAGAAAAGAAAGAAATCAAAATGGAGGTCGATAAATTTTATAAGTTGAGGAATGGGGAGAAAGCGTATTGTTTTTTTAAAGAAGAGGGCGATTATTTTTCAATGGTAATTAGCGGATTTTCTTCTGGTTTATTTTATGTAAACGAAGAAGGAATATCTTATATTTACAGTGAGGAAAGAAGCAAATTTTCTTCTGAAGAGAAATCTAAATTTGATGTCATAGCAGAATGGGAGGAAGGGGATGACTAAAGAAGAATTTTTAAGGGAAGCAAAGTTATTTTTTAAAGAGATGAATTTGAAAAATAAAAAAATTAAAAGCTCTCTATTTTTTATTGAAGATGAAGAAGGTAAATTAGCTGCATGGATAAACGGTCCCACAAAAAATATTATCGAATATTCTGATAAATTAATTAAGGAGTATAAGTGAGAATTAAAAATTATTTTAACAAGCAGAATAAAAAAAATGAAACCCGAACAATTTGAACAAATTTATTTAATGGATTGGGTAGCAACCCAGGCAGATATTAAGAAGTATTTAATACATATTCGCAACGAAGGTAAGCGTAGTTGGAATGAGGGACGTGTAGCAACTAGAATGGGGCTTAGAAAAGGGGTAAGCGATTTATTTTTAGCGTTGCCAAACAAGAAATATGCTGGCATGTGGATTGAGCTGAAAGCGATGAAGGGAAAGACTACAGTGCATCAGCGAGAATGGCTTGAATTAATGCGTAGTGCGGGATATCACGCAGATGTGTACTATGGATGGGTAGAGGCTGCGAAAGCGATTAGTGAGTATGTTGGGAAAGAATTTAGGGGGTGAGATGACTAAAATATCTTATGAGCAATTAGTAAAGAAAGCATCGAAAAGGCCCAGCGTTAAAGTCGCCTATGATTCTTTAGAAGAAGAAATTTCTCGTTTTGTAAGTAATTCTAAAATTGGAGATTTGCCAAATCCAGATCATGAAAAACTTTTTCATCTTGAAAAATATTATGAATCTCTAGAGAAATTAGAAAAAGAGTTGGATAAAAAATTTAAAGTCTTAGATGATAAATTAAAATATATAGAATGGCTTATGAATAAAGGTTATTACGGTATAATAATGCTGACATTTTCATTTATTGATAACATTGAAAATTTTTTTGAAGTTATTAATCTTATTAGTGATTTAGTGGAAATAAAAAAATAATAGGTTCAACATACGTTCAGAAAAGGTTCAGATTGAACCTATTTTTATTTTACCCTTTTTCTTGATGTTTCAATATTTAATTTATATAATTAAATTATACAATCTTTTTACTGCTGAATAAGCAGCTTAGAAATGTTGTATTGTACTTTTAATTTAACTGCCGAACAGGCAGTTTAGAAAGTTATACGTAAATTCTCAATGAGAATTTTTTTTTACCGCTGAACAAGCGGTTTTTTTAAGATAGACAATAAGTTTTACTCTCCAGTTTGCTTATTGTCTATTTTTTTTCTTAAGACCTTAAGACCTTAAGACCTTAAGACCTTAAGACCTATTTTAAATCCTCTTTTTTAATATAAAAGTTTTTTCCCCCTTTATTAAAAATATTGTAATCTTCAAAAAAAGGATGACCGCGCGTTTGTTTAGTGCGAAATGTGCTTTCTGTAATTTTTAATTTTTTTGATAGCTCGGACGTTTCATAAACGCGCACAAATTTATCGTTGATTTTTATGTAGAGATCAAAGTCTGTGTTTAGTTTCATTTTTTTGTTGTCTGCATTTTAAAAACGATCGTTGACATTTTATTTCTCCAGTTTTTTGAAAAATTAACAATACTTTTCTCTAAAATCATCTTTAGCCGATTTCCAATTTATAGCTGCGCAATAAAATACCCACGCATTGTTATAATCTTCGTAAATAACGTCGTACGCATCATCATATTTAAATTTTTCATATCCTGCTTTTGCGTTAGCAGCATCTACTAATTTATCCCATTGTTTGTCGTACATTTTTGTTCTCCAGTTTTTAATTTATTATTTTTTTAAAATAATTTAATTATTAATAAAGTTAATGCATAATTTGCTAAATTATTTAAAACTAAAAGCCCTAATATTCTGCAAATAAAGTCTATCTTTCCGCTTAACGATAAAGTCGAGAAATATGTTGTTAAATTAATCATTATTATTTTCCTTTTAATAAATTGTATAATTCTTGAGCTTGATTATTGCTATGTAAAGATTTTAGTCCTGTTAGCAATTTATCAAAAAATATTATTTTGTTTTGATCGTTATCGTAAATATCTTCGTCTAATTCTTCTTCTTCGTTCCCCTCCCATTCTTCAACAGCTGCCCCATTTTTGAGTAGATTAATATCATGTGCTAATTTGTGCATATCTGTGTATGTATGTATATAATTAAAATAATCATTTGTAGTTATATCTAGTATTACTTGATGAGAGTTTGTAAAAATAAGACAGCTATCTAAAGTATTCATTTTTTTATCTCCAGTTTTGATTTTGATTATTTATAAGATTTTTATCTTATGATTGTATTATGTAATATAAGCGCTGATATGTCAATACTTATTTCAATTATTTTTTAATTATTTTTATTGTTCTATATTAACTTTACTTTTTAGGTAAAACACAATATATAGATGTATTAAAATATATTTACACAATATGTTGAAAATAGTTCTTTACTTAATTATAAAAAATATTTATAGTAATCTAAATTTAAATAAGAATAAGTTATTGTTATATATTTTTTGGATAAAAAATGGCCACACCAAATGAATTTTTAGTCGGACTTGTCGAATCTGATAATGTATTAGTGGTTGGAGCGACCGATACCGTGTCGAGCTCAATTAATACTTTTGGTACAACTGCTTTAGCACTTTTTTTTCCTTCGAATTTTACAAATTGCGATATCACGTTTGAGGTATCAAATGATAATGCTAATTTTTACACGTTAGCAGTAGGCAATACTGGGTTACCTCTGGCTTATATTGCAAATGCTGATACAGCAATTAATTTAGCAATTACTTTATTAGCTTATCGATTTTTTAGGATTGTATGCTCTGTAGCGCAAGCTACAGAATCTAGAGTGATTGTTAGTGCGGCGCCCATTGTAAACAGAGAATTTAATTAATGTTTGTCCGTAAAAAAAACACGAAAGAAGAAGAAAAAGAGATTGAAATACCGGATTTTGGAGCGGATGAAAGTTATCCGCCTCATTTACAGGACACTACATTGCTGGAGCGCGCTTTTGCTTTTTTTTATGTGCGAACTGATAACGCGGCTGCGGCATATAAACATGTCTCAGCAGTAAGAGACAAGATAAAAAATAACAATAAAGATTACTCTACGCAAAAAGCGTACGAACTTAAGAATAAGCCAAAAGTTAAAGAGTTAATAGATATTGAGCGGGCTGCTTATTTACGTGAGATACGTATTAAGACAGTCAGATATAGTGATGCTGCAATTAATGCGTTGTTAGATTTATTAGGCGATAGTGGGAGTGCTATTGCTCGCGTCCAATCTGCAATAGCGTTAATTGATATCGCGGGCGTCAAAGAGGATAAAAAAGCAACGGACGCAGAAAAAGAAAATCCGATTGCGGCTTTGCCGGCTTATAAGCGACAAGAGATTATACAAAACGCACTATTAAGTAGTGATGATAAATGATGATGCAGTCATTATCGCTGCGCGTGAGAGTTTATTAAGTTTTACGATTGCAACGCACAATGATTACAAGATTAATTGGCATCACAAATTAATAGTAAAAAAATTACATGATGTAGCTGCCGGACGCTTAAAGAGGTTAATTATCTCTATGCCGCCTCGGCACGGCAAAACGGAGCTAACAAGTATTCGTTTTGCTGCATGGATGCTGGGGAATAAACCGGATTTAAATGTGGTTGCAGCTACATATAACAGTGATTTTGCGACAGATAACTCTCGTAAAGTGCGAGATTTAGTTAACAGCGATATGTATCAATCAATTTTTGATACGCGCTTAAGTAAATCTGCAAAAGCGGCGGGAAAGTGGTTTACGAATGATGGTGGCTTTTACTACAGCGTCGGTATTGGGGGTGGATTAACAGGGCGTGGCGCTAACATCTTGTTAATAGATGATCCACACAAAGACAGACAAGAGGCCGAAAGCGACGTAAAAAGAGCCAGAGTTTGGGATTGGTTTACTTCAACTGCTTATACACGGTTAGAAAAAGACGCAGCAATTATTGTCATTATGACGCGCTGGCACGATGACGATTTAGTTGGAAAACTGCTTGCAGAAAACGAAGAGTGGGATTATTTGTGCTTGCCCGCAATTGCGGAACAGGATGAAGAATTTAGAAAAGAAGGCGATCCGCTTTGGAAGTGGAAATACGATTTAGAAGCTCTCAAAAATATTAAAGAGACGATAGGAATTAGAGATTGGGCGTCACTTTATCAGCAACGACCAGTCCCATTAGAAGGAAATATTTTTAAAATTGAAGATTGGGAATTTTATGATGTGTTGCCGCGGTCTTTGTTGATTTTTCAAAGTTGGGACACTGCATTTAAAACGGGAAAAGAAAACGATTATAGCGTTTGTACAACATGGGCAATTTGTGAAAACGGTTATTACATGTTGCACAGATATAAAAATAAAGTTGATTTTCCAACTTTAAAAAAAGTTTTAATGCAGCTAGCGGAGGAATTTAAACCGTCAGCGATTTTGATTGAAGATGCGGCAAGCGGGCAAAGCATCATACAAGATTTAAAATCAACGCGATTACCGGTAATACCAGTGCGCGTTGATAAAGACAAAACTTCGAGGGCAATGTCAGTAACGCCTTTGATGAGTGCAAAAAAAGTATTTTTGCCGCAAGGGAAAGAATGGGTGAGAGATTTTATCGATACGCTCGCATATTTTCCTAACGGTAAACATGATGACGATGTTGATAGTTTTACTCAAGCAATTAACTGGTCGAAATCTATCAATATCAAAAAAGATAGAATTAATTTTTCTTTGGGAAGATAAAAAATAATGGCGAAATTAACGACTTCGAAAAGAAACAGAATACCTTCTGAGAAATTTGGATTGCCGGCGGAACGTAAATATCCGATGCCGGATAAATCGCATGCTGCAAACGCCAAGGCGAGAGCAACTCAAATGGTTGAAAAAGGAAAATTAACGTCAGCAGAAAAGAAAAAAATTGATGCGAAAGCAAATAAAATTTTGGGGAAAGGAAAAAAATAAATGCAAGGGATGGGCAATAAGAGAAGTAGCTCATCTATTGCGACAGTTGAGCCGTATCAGACAATCAATAAAGATTTAGTGACTCGAGAAGTTAGATTAGAAAATCTTTATCGATATTTAGATGCGACTATTTATAACAAACTTGTGTATTCGTTTGATAAAGAATATAGCGCAGGTAATGAATATATCCCGCTGCGTAGTAGAAGGCCGGCGATTACATATAGGATGTGCAAAATTATTGTTGATAATAGTGTTTCTCTCGTATTCGGTGAATCTCACTTTCCCGGATTAGAGGTTACAAATAAAGAATTTAAAAATTCTGAAGACGAATTAAAAAAATTAGCAAAAGCAATACGCTTAAAGGAAATAATGAGTGAAGCGGCAACGAAGGGAAGTGTTGGAAGTATTGCAGTACTTGTAAAATTTATAAGAAACACAGTGTTTCTACAAGTATTAAAAACGTGCTATATGCAGCCTGTTTTCGATGAATGCGATAACGAAACGCTTATAAAAGTTACTCGAAAAATTAAAGTGAATGGGCCAAATTTAATTGCTAAAGGACATAAAGGAATAGATAAAAATAAAGAATATTTAATTGTGCAGGAATGGGATGATACTGAAGAAATACAGTATAAGCCGATTGATACGAGCACAATAAAAAAAGAGGATGAATTAGAACTTATCCGAGATGACGATAGATGCTCCGTTCACAATTTAGGATTTGTGCCCATCGTCTGGATTAAGAATTTAGTGTGTGATAGCGAAGAAATCGATGGAGATTGTACATTTGAAGCGGCAATTCCCGCTCAAATTGAAATTGATTATCAATTATCGCAAGGAGGGAGGGCTTTAAAATACAGCGGTGATCCGCTTTTAGTAATTAAACATGGAACTAGTTTTATAGCCGATATTGAAAACAACGGAACTGCGATAATGCCAAGTACTGAAGCAGATTTTGCAGCGGAACAAGCAAAAATTGTAAGAAGCGCTTCAAAAGCATTAGAGTTAGACGCAGAAGGAGAAGCCAAACTTTTAGAAATATCAGGGGATGCAGCGAAAGCAGTTCTTGAGTATGTAAAAGAATTAAGAAAATACGCACTAGAGAGCGTACACGCGAACAGAAGCGATCCGGAAAAAATGAGTTTGGCTCAATCCGGCAAGGCGTTAGAAATTTTAAATCAACCGTTAATTTGGTTAGCAGAAAAATTGCGTTATAGCTATGGGGAGTTTGGGTTAATAAAAGTTTTGAAAATGATAATTTCAGGCTCAAAAAAATACCCAATTATTTTGGATGGGAAAAAATTAAATTTTCCTGACAACTTACAAATAGCATTGAAATGGGAAGATTTTTATGTGGCAAGTGCCCAAGAAAAACAGCAAAAGGCATTGATGATTAAAACGTACAAGGATGCACAAATTATTAGCCAAGAAACGGCGGTTAAAGCAGTTGCAAATGATTTTGATATAGAAGATGTATCAAATGAAATTAAACAAATAGAAGTTGAGAAAGAAGCAAATGCTAATTTCAATCAGCAAGAAAATATAAAAACACAAATTAATGAAACACAGAATCTTTAAAAATAAATAAAGGTAAAAACCATGTCTGAAGACGTTAAAAACTCGGCTACTGAAGTGGCTCAAAAACTAGCAGAAACCCAAGCGGGAGAAGCTAAAACTGTCGAAGCAAAAGCAACGCGCTCTGAAGAGCATGATGATGAAGCAGATGACAAAACGTACCCAGAAATCAAAAAGATGCGCGGCGAGCTTAAAACTCGACGTCTCGAGAATGAAAGATTGAGTACTGAGCTAACACTTTTGAAGTCCGAAGTTGATAAAACAAAAACTTCATTAGGTGCAATTAATGCGATGAAACAAGCACTAATTAACGCTGAAGTTAAGTCTCTCATTCATGAATACGATGCTATAGACACCGATGTCGTTAAGAAAGTTTTAGATTTTTCTAAGATTGATGTAAACGATGAAGGCGTTCAAGGCTTACGTTCGCAGCTTGATGATTTACTGGCTAATAAACCTTTTCTGTTTAAGCCGAAAAAATCAAGCGGCGTTATTGACTACACAACTAATAAAGCGGGTGAAAAAGTCGACGCGATGAAGCTAAAAAATGGCGAAGCAGAAAAGCTCTGGTCAACATTAGACAGGCTTTAGAAAAATAATTAAAGCCTCGTCTGTAAAGCGAGGTGAATCATGGCTTTCGACTTTGGCGGCGGCATTACTTATGCGCAGCAGCAAAACTTTTTACGACGTGCGTGGTCCGATCAGTTATTTGCTCAATTAGGGTATTTAGATGCGGCCACTGAAATGGATTTTCCGAATCAAATCGGTCAAACTTTTACATACACAAGGCCAAAACCTTTTGTGCCGGTTACTACTCCTTTAGATCCATCTACCGTAGGTTCGAATCTAAATAACGGTATGACTCCCAAGTATTTTGATGTTGAAAAATACACTATGCAGTTATTAACCTACGCAGATTTAACTCAAACCGACATCATCGCCCAAAAAGTATTGATTGCATCCGAATATTTACAAAATGCAAAAAATTTAGCTACACAAGCACGGCAATCTTTAGATCAGTTATCTCGTAATAATTTATTGCAAGCATACACCGGCGGTAATACGTACGTAACAACTACTTTAGGAGCTCCGGCTACTACAGTTGCAGTAGATAATGTGGTTGGATTTGAAAAAGTATTTGTACAAAGTGTTTTAACAAATGTAAGTCCAACAAATACGTTAGCCGTCGATATTAATGGAACCACTTATACATTAGTAGGAGCCGCTCGAGATGTAACTAATACTTCACAAGTGGCTATTTACGGTGGATGGTCAGGGACATTAACGTTTTCGGCGAACGTTTCGGTTGCAAACGGCACTCAATTTAATCGTGTTCTTGCAGCGAATCGTACTCCCGTTATTAGACCTTCCGGGAAATTAACTACTACTGCACTAGTAAGTGGTGATTATATCGTAGGCAATATGCTAATCGATGCAGTTGCACAATTACGCAATAACGCAGCGAAACCTAAAGAAGGACTCGGCAGTTATTTACTAATTGGTGCACCGGAGGCATTAACTCAATTAGCTAAAGACCCGCAAGTTCGCGAATTGTTCCGTACGCGCGAATTTTCGAATGAACTTTACGGGGATTTAAAAATCAATGAAGCGTATAACTGCGCATTCGTTGAAACACAAGATGCTCCGATTGAAACTATTACTAACAGTGCCGGAAATTTAATTCGCACTACTCAAGTAATTGTTTGCGCAAATGAATGTTTGCACCGAGGTAATTTCAATTTAGATCCTTATCAACAAGAATCTCAATTAAGACGAATTGGTGACACAATTTATCACTACGAATATGTCGATAAAATTGCTCACATTACGCGTGCGCCGATTGATGCTTTGGGTCGTTTCGTGTCTCAAACTTGGCAATGGATTGGTGGCTGGTGCGTCCCAACCGACTCTACTATTACTCCCGCAATTATCCCAACAGCTAATAACGCTTATTACAAGCGCGCGGTGGTTTTAGAGTTTGCATTGTCATAAAAAAAAGAAAAGAGCCATGCCGAAAATAAACAAAGAAAAAATTAAAAACGAGAGCAAAGAGACAATCATAAAATTGATTGCGCTTTCTCCGTGCCATTTTTCCGAAGTGTTTGAGGATGGCTCTTTTAATAAGTTTTACGTGAAAGCTGGGGACATTGTCGAAGACAAAAAATTAGTAAATCAACTTCTTGGGTCAGCACTCATGTCTAAATTTAAGGTGATTGAATGCTAACCGAAGAAGAAAAAATGCAGATACGTAAATTCTGCGGATATACAAATTGGGGGAAACAGCCAAGCGCAGGGATGGGATGGCGAGCATGGGAAGCCAACGCGTACCTCGAAAACAAGATGAATGCGTTAACGGATGTGGAAGAAGAGCGAGTTAAAACTTTATATATCCCAAATTGTTTAACTGCAGAAACGAATATTCAGTCAGTTAGTCAATTGTTACTAGTAGATACGGCGGCTGTATTTGTGAGAAATAAATTACAGCTAAAAGAAAATATTCAGCTCTATAACTATTGGCGATTAGAGCTGTGCAGATTCTTAGGAATAGGGGTTGGCCCATTTTTTGGGGGCGGCAGTACGTCGCAGATGGTGGTTTAAATGATGACGACAACTCAAATTATTCAAGATGTAATTTATCAAGGATATGGAGTGTCCGCTCAAGTGATTGGCGATTCATATGGAATTTATCGGTCATCTACTCCAATAAATCCGATTGTGCCTGGTAATTTAATTACAACACAAAATGCAAGTTTTAATGTCGATTGGACATATAAAAAAGCAAATAAGTATGGAAATGCTGTGTGGCAAACTTTATCGGATGGAAGAAATTTTCAAGTAGGTGATTATTTTATTAAAGCTCCTTTTCCAGAGCAAAGATTTTTTGTTGCCGCTATGCAAAGGATGCTCCCGATTTTATCCGTGGAATGCAACAAAACAGTAACGATTACTCGAGCAGCTCAGGATAATGCGCCTGATAGCGATGTATACAGCGGATATGTTCCTCCAACTGTAACAACGTTGGCGCAGAATTTACCGGTTTCGATGCTTTATCAAAATCATGGAAGCGATAACAAGATGAAATTACCAACAGATACACGATTGCCGCGGTGGATAATGCTTTTACCAAATTTAGGGAGTGTTGTTTACAAAAATCGAGATATTGTGATTGATGAGTTGAACATGAGATACGTCATTATTTCCGTTGAATTAACGGACTTAGGATGGCGTATGGTGATGGAACAATTGGGGGCGTAATGGCAACGATTCGTGAAGTTGAAAATGCGATTAAATCGTTGGTAGTGCAAGCAGTCTATCCGAATGGTACGAGCAGCCCTTCTATTACCGGCTCATTAGTAAAAATTAGAGTGGGTTATCCGATTTCTGAAAAATTAGATGCGGATGTTCTTGCTGGAAATTCTCAAATAACGATTTTTCCAATTGGAAATTCTGACCAAAACACAACCCGCTTTCCAAGGATTTGGCATGAAACGCAAAGAAATTTAGCGACGTTAACAACCAGCGTTAACGCAAATGAAATCACGATTGGCGGAATTGTAACGGTTCCACAGGCAATTTTAGTCACGTTTAATCGAGTGGATTATGGTTATGTAGTGCAAGCAGACGACACGCTTGAAACGATTGCAACGAATATCGCAGCGTTAATCCCGGGCGCAAGTGCCGCAGGAAACGTAATTACGCTTACCAATTTGAGCACTGTGCGTGCTGTGGTAGTTGTCTCTGGAAAAATAACAAAAGAACTCGAGCGACAATGGAAATTGTTTTTTATTTCGGTATTTACGCCCAATCCTGATTTTAGAGAAACGCTTTCGGAAGCGATTCGAATCAAAATTGCCGAAGCCATTTGGCTTTCGTTGCCTAATAACACGAACGCGACGATTTTTTTTAAAGGCGCAAACGAACAAGATATTTTTGAAAAGAACATTATTTATCAGCGGGATTTAGTATATCGCGTGGAATATCCCACAACGATTACACAAGAAACAACCGCCGTACAAAGTATTGAAATTAACGTAAATTGAGGAAATTATCATGCCTATTTTGCCTCCTGGGTCAGTCAATCCAAATTCACTGATTGCGCCTGGTGTTTATATTTCTCCGCAATTGCCTGCGCCGCCATTAACTGGTGCGCCGACAGATATTATTTTATTTGTTGGTACCGCAATTGGCGGCCCCGTGAATGCGCCGGTTACGTGTTTTGGCTTGCAAGAGTACATTAACATTTTTGGAACGCCTCAAAATTCAACGTATGACATGGGCACGCAAGTTATGATTGCTGCTTCCATGAGAGCTTACAATTTTGTTTGCGTACGCGTAACCGATGGAACCGACGTTAAAGCCGATGCGGATATTTTAGATACTGCAACGCCAACGCCTGCAATCGGCATGACGGTAACTGCTAAAAACAGCGGTACGTTAGGTAATCAAATCAAAATCATCATTTCGGAAGGTACAAATTCAACCGTTTCCGCCCCCACTTATAAAGTAACAATTTTATATCCCACAGGAACCGGCAACAGCATCCCAGAAAACTTTGACAATATTGGAGGAGCAGGAGCTACACTTTGGCAAAACATGGTCAACGCGATCAACTTAGGGCAGGGCTCTCTTGCCCCTCCATCCGCTTTAGTAACCGCGGCAATTGGTGTAAGTACCGGCACTCCTGATTTAGAGACTTATACGTTAGCAGGAGGGACTACTGGTAACTCTGGTGTGAATGCAGCATCTTTAGTTGGGGACGATACAACTACCCCTCGCGAAGGGATGTACGCTGCAAGAGACGTAGACTTTGATTTGATGGTTCTTTCAAACGTAAGCGACGGCGCAACTTACATTGAACAAGTAAATTTCGCAGAAAGCCAAGCAGCGTATGCAATTTTAACACGTCCGTCTAATGAATCTTTTACGGCAGGCATTACAGCTAAAAAAGCCATTAGCTTTGACCCAAACATGATGGCTTGGGGAAAACTGATGGTAGGCGATTGGGTGAGAGTTCAAGATAATTTTAATAAGGTTCAGCGTTATGTGAGTCCGCAATCATTTGTTGCTGGCAAGCTTGCCAATCTTGCACCTGAACAATCCGGCCTAAATAAACCAATGGCGAGCTCTTTATTTTTAGGGACGCAAATATCTGACAATAACGGGCGCTACACCGCTGATGACATTGCCCAGATTTTGTTAAATGGATTAGATGTCATTGCGCGTCCTTCTCCAGGTGGATTTTATTTTGCAGAGCAAACCGGAAAAAACTTATTAGGGAACCTAAACATTTTAGCAAATGGCGACGAGTTTACTCGAAATACCGATTTTCTGATGAGCAGTATTCAAGATTTTGCAGGGCCATATATTGGTCGATTAATTTCAGATAGTGAATCGAAAGCTCTTAAAGCAGGCGTAGTGTCGTTTTTAGCTAATTTGTGGGCACAAGAAAAGATTGGATTAAGTAACGATCCAAGAACGGTTCCTTATTTAGTTAGCGTGGATAATTCAGAGTCCATAAAAGGTATTCAAATTCTAAACGTCGAGGTGGCGTTCTTAAAAGTATTAGTAGTACTGCTTGTAAATTTACAAACGGGCGTTGCGAGCATCAGCAGCGTGAATAATCAGATATAAGGGGATTTAAATGTCAGTAAATAGATTATCAGTTGGGGTCAATTTTACCCTTCACATTCAAACCCAAAGAGGGCCACTTATTTTTCCTACGGTTACTTCGTTTGATTTACGTTCGCGCTCAAAAATGCAAGAAAGCATCCCAATTAATCGGCCGCCAATTTTTCTTTCTATCCCTGGAGGCTTTGCAGGAACGATTGAGCTTGACCGCATGAACGATGCGTTAGAAGCCTATTGGACAGAATATGAAAAAGATTATTACAAAGGTATTGATATTGTATCGTCAACCATCATTGCGACTTTTACCGAAACTGGCGGCAATATTAATCAATACGCTTTGATTGGGGTTGCATTTGACGCACCGGATTTTGGAAGATGGACGGGTGAAACGTACGTGAAACAGAAAATGGATTTTTATGCGTCTGAATGGATAAAACAGTAGGTGAATCATGGCAAAAGTAATTATGAATAAACCGGAAGTAGAAGAAGAAAGGCCAAGCGAAAAAATTATTAAAAAAGGAAAGGCTACTTATGAAGTCGTTGATGAATTGGGGCGAATCATTAAGGTGCGCGCTCCCTCTTATTTAGAACGAACGGACTTTATTTCTGCTCTCGGGGAGCGAGGTGAATCGATTGCATATCTAAATCAGGTCATGCCTGCGATGTATGTAAAAGAAATTGATGGTACGGCCGTGTTCATGCCAACCAAACTAAGTGAAGTAAGAGCAATTTTACAAAAGCTAGACGACGAAGGCGTAGCAGCGGTTATTGAATGCGTGGTCAATAACATTATTGAAGACAAAACGGAAAAAGAGGCAAAAGAAAAAGTAAAAAAATCGTAAGAGACCCATACATTCGGGCGGTGAATTGGCTCATTAAAAATGGCATTCCGTTCGATGTAGCGTGGTCTTACGAAGAACACGAAGTGATGGCTCATGCAATTATTTTTAGTGAATTTAATTTGCCTGAAGACCAACACTTTGATTTTAAAACGATGAAATTTAGAGAACCCCGTGCGAAAAACTTTTAAAGACTTCGGTGAATTTAGCGATTTTGTAAAAACAAAAATGGATTTTACAAAAAGCGGACAAAAAGAAATGGTACGTGAAGCTCTCACAACAACCATTTTGTTTTTGCAGAAAAAAGTAAAAGAGAAATTTGGGGAATATCAACGTGGTTGGCCAGAACTTACGGACGCAACCAAGTTAGACCGCGTGAGAAAAGGATATCCGGAAAATGAGCCATTGTTAAGAGATGGAACGTTAAGGGAAAGTGTAGAAGTTAATGTAGGAGACATTAGTGCGAGTGTGGGCTCAAATAATCCCGTGATGATTTATCAAGAAAAAGGAACAGTGAAAACAGGCTGGAACGGCGCAAGAGGAATTCCGCCAAGACCTGTGTTTTTAATCACGCACCAAGACAGTGGCGCGGAAGCGGTAGAGCTTTTTGCAAAAACTTTATTTGAAGGTATGAGACGTAAACTGTGAACATCAGTAACCAATATGACATAGGGATTAACTTACTGGTTGACCCGAAAGCATTAGAGACTTTTACTAAGTTCTCACGACAAGTTACGTCTTTAACCCCGAAGATGGAGAACCTGACATCTATCTTTTTGAAATTTAACGATACGTTAAAAGAGACCAGTGATTTAATGGGCTCTATGACCGTTGGAATGAATGATTTTGCGATGCGGGCTTCCACAAGTTTTGCAATGGCGACCAGAGAAGCTCGCGCATTTAACCGTGAAGCTCACGGCGGATTTTTTGGACATGCTGGAAGACATTTGGGCTCCGATGTTGGAAGAGATTTAGGGACTGCAGGAAGGTTAGGAATGGGAGGGCTTGCTGCTGCAGTCGATCCTCTTGGAACCGCAGCTTTTGCAGCTGTCGCTGGAACCGCTTATTTAGGTGTTAAGTCTTTTAAAGCAGGTGAGACATTGCAGGCATCCGAAGGCGCACTTTCTGCATCAGGTTTTGGTAAAGCATTTGTGGATAAAGCCGTCCGAGATGCTCTCAATGAAAGAATAAAAGGGGTATCTACCAATGATTATTTAACGGCTGTGAGGGAAGCAGCAGCGGTTACTCGTGATCCGACACAGTCTTTGTTACTGGCTCCCACACTTGCAAAAATGACCGTTGCAAATCGGTTACTTTATAGTGGAGAAGGAGCGAACTTTAGTGCGGCTGACCAATTAAATCTACTTCGTTTTGGTGAAATTTATGTGCACGGAAACACAGCAAAAAAATTATCGGAAGGATTGGATTTAGTCCAAAAAATATATGGGACAGAGCAAGGGAAAATAGCAAGTTACGATTTATTTGGACTCGCCAGAAGAGACGCAGCCGGAATATCGGTTATGTCACAGCAAGGTCTTTTTGAATTAGTTCCTCTCATTCAAAAAATCAAAGGTAGTCAATTAGGCTCTGAATTAAGAACGGCTTCTAGTCAATTTCTAAGAGGACAAAATTTCAAGACAGGAAAAAAGGCGATTGAGCGATTAATGTCATTAGGAGTAATGAATAAAGAACACAAAATTATGGACTCTGATTTATGGCAACGGTCTCCTGCCGACTGGGTAAACCAATTTTTAATTCCACAATACGCCAAACACGGGATTACGAGTGAATCTGCAATAGCAAAAGAAATGAGAGCGGATTTTGGAGGTAAAATTCCCGATTTGTTATATCTATTATATACAAATAGAGCTCAAGAAATGGAGTCTTGGAAGACTGGCCAAAAGGCTTTTAATCTTAATCAGGCTTATTCTGTCGCTCAAAAATTAAATGCAGGGGCTGTTCAAGGAGCTTCTGCGGCTTGGACTAGTTTTACAGCACATTTATCTATTTTGACTTCTCCAACAATAGTAAGCGGATTAAATCTCTTAACAAATGGATTACAAAAATTAATTAATGTAGTGGATTGGTTTAATAAACATCCTGGTTTTACAAAGGCCATTACAGCTCCTTTTAAATCTTATAACCCAATAGGAGAGGCTTATCATATAAGCAATAGTATTTATTTAGATGGAAAAAAAATAGCTACATCAGTTTCAAGTTATTTCAGCCATGCCGCAAACGCTCCGCAACCCAGTGCAAACAATGTTTCTAGCAGTTTTGTTGCTCCAGTTCCTGGAAATAATTTTTCCTTAGGAGGTGTTTTCTAATGCCTCCAAGCATCGTAGATGACATCTTTGGAAATGCAGTCGGAGACGCGTTATTTATTCTTGGCGATATTGTGCTTGGGTATGTAGAGGTGCCGGAGAGCTTTAATTACGGGGGCGAGCAGCTACAAGATGTGATGCAGTTGCCTGGAGGTCAACGAATCGTCAATGTACTGGGTCGCTCAGACCATGACATTACATTCTCGGGGATGTTCTGGGGGAGCACGGCGAATGAACGTGCACGAGCCTTAGATTATTTGCGTGGGAATGGCGATGAAATTGAATTTATTTTTGGGGAATTTGTTTATCTTGTCGTTATTAAAAGCTATTCACCTAACTTTGAAAAATTTTATCAAGTTCCTTACACCATTACACTGACCGTCGTTAAAGATTTGACGTTGCCGGTGCCTTTTGCTGAAGGAAACAGCTATAACACGGCTGTCAATGACGATTTGCAATACATCTTGGGCCTAGCGGGACAAACAGGCAGCAACGAATTAGTAAGCGCTATAAACAGTTTATCGTCTTCAATTTCCTCTGCCGGAAATTTAGGAGCGGCTTCGCAAGACCAATTAAATTCAATCATAGGAAACATACAAAACAGTCAATCAATTAATAACGGATTAATTGCAAACAATGGAGTGAATCAATGACATGTAATGCATTAACGAATTTTAATCCATTGATTGTAAGTGCGGAAGCACAGAAGTTAAGCGCGTGCTATGAAATTAGTTTTGCGCTTGAACGCATGTATAAAAACATTTTACTGATTAATCGTGGACTCAATGCCAAAACAATTGATGTGACAGATACCACGTTGTTTCAAGTCGCTTCTGAACAGTATCAAGACACTTCGTTATGGACATATCTTGCTGAAGTCAATCAAATGGACGATTTTATGATTGAGACGCCGAGGAAATTACTTGTTCCACCGAAACCCACAAGCAATATGGGGTTTGGCACATGATAAATAATTCTTACTCAAAAAAACCGGCTTGCATCGTGATGATTGATAATGTGTCGCTTCTTTTTTCTGAAGCGAGTGTCATTAATCGAAATTATTATTTGTCAGACACGTACACCATTACTGCGCCTTTAAAAGCAAACGAATTTTTTAATTTTAATTATTGGGCAACTGTTCAAAAGGCTGAAATTAAAATTTACATGGGATATCAAATTTTAGATGTACCCGTGACCCCCGAACAACTTACCTTGGTTTTTACCGGCGGTCTCGACAAAATTGAACTAGACCCAATCCGTCAAACCGTCGAAATTCGCGGACGCGATTACAGTTATTTATTAATCGATAAAAAAATAACGAAAACCTATGTTAATCAAACAGCTTCGCAGATTGCGACTTTGTTTGCGAATGAAAATGGATTGACGCCTATTGTAACACCTACGTTTACCCCGATTGGCACATACAATCAAACTTATACACAGTGCAATCAGGGCATTACAGAATGGGATTTTTTAACATTCTTGGCGCAACAAATTAATTACAATTTATACGTTGTCAACAAAGAACTCCATTTTGAGCCCAAGCCATTACCGGATGCGCCGGCTTATCAAATGCCTATTCAATTAGCGGGTGAGCCATCCCCTTATCCAGTTGCCTCTGTAATTAGTTTGAAATTTGGAAGAACTTTGACGCTTGCCGAAGACGTTGTAGTAAAAGTGCGCTCTCACTCGCAATTAACCGGACGCTCTTTTACGGTTACTGCGAAATCTCATCACGTAAAAGATACTCCTAGGGAGCCAAAACAAACCTACGTTTACAGTTATCCCAATTTAACTGCGGAACGAGCCCAACAAATCGCGCAATCGCAATTGAGAGCCATTACCCAACACGAAATGCTGCTTGATTTTACAATGCCGGTGGACATGAACTTAACGAAAATTACTCCAATTCAAATCACCGGCACCTTTAGCGCATTTGACCAAGTTTATTACTCTGACATGATAGAGCGAACAATTAGTTTTGATCCTCCGCAGTTTTTGATGACTGGACACGCCAAAAACCACGACACCAATTCGGAGGTGTCTATATGATAGATGTTTTATTGAATCACATGCGGCACCAAGCGCAATTGGTACTTTCTCAGGTTGCTTTTTCGCGGATGGGAACCATCAAAGCGTTCGATAAAACGACTTATCGTGCACAAGTTCAGATAGAGCCATTTGACGATGAAGACCCAAATAATAGCGTAACCGCATTTTTACCTATCTTGTCGCCGTGGGTTGGAAATGGATGGGGAATTGTTGGCTCGCCCGAAATCGGCAGCAGCTGCATGGTGCATTTTAGTGAAGGAAATTATAACGCAGGTGTGGTTTCACTCATGTTGTTTAACCAATCGTTTGCACCCCCCGAAGTAGAGGATGGTGAACTGTGGCTGGTGCATGCTTCCGGAACAGCAATTAAATTAACCCAAGACGGAAAATTACTTTTAAACGGGAATGACAGCGTTGAGATTGGAAAATTAAGCGAAGGAAATTTAAAAAAATTAATGACGGAAACGGCTATGGCTGTCTACAACAATCACACCCATCCCAATAACGGAGCACCTCCTACTCAGCAAATGTCCGCGAGTGATTTAACAACGTACACGGAGGCCAATTAATGGAATACGCAAACGTGTACGGTTTTGATTTAGAGCTTTCACAAAATGCAACGATTCGATTAGTAACGGGCGAAGAAGAAACGCAGCAACGAATTATTCGACGACTCCTTACGCCTCCTGGCAGTTATGTTTTTCATCCTGATTATGGGGCAGGGCTTGGGGGGTATGTAGGTGAAAATTTATCGGGCGCACTTGAAAGACAATTGAAAGGATTAATCATTCGACAAATGTTTTTAGAAGAATCAGTCGCACGTTCGCCCTTTCCAAAAATTTTATTAAAACCAACAGGAAACGGCTTAGAAATTTCGATTACGTACGCAAGCAGAAACACAGAACAAGTTTATACCTTATCGTTTACGGTGACAGAATAATGATGAATGTTCCTTTTAAAAGTTTTCAGCAATTAGTCAACGACCAGGTGGTGGCAACGCAAGCGGCCAGCAATGAGCCGATTGATTTTAATGTAGGTACCGTTGAGCTCGCAGCTATTGAAGCAAATTCTGGTATGGGAATGTTTTTGCAGTTTTTATTTAGTATTATTTTATCGTATGCAAGAGCACAAACATCGGAAGGAGCCGCTCTTGATAGTTGGATGGCTCAATTTCAACTTATTCGATTGGCTGCAGTTGCTGCAACCGGAAATGTTACGTTCTCTCGGCAATTAACGACTGGAACCGTTTTAATTCCAGCAATCACTACTAAGGTGAAAACCACCGATTTTAGTTTGCAATTTACTGTCATTGCAGATGCGACTAACCCAGATTTTAATCCAGGATTAAATTCGTACGTAATGTTAAATGGTGTATCAAGCATTAATGCAAAAGTTCGATGTGATACGCCAGGGGCGATTGGAAACGTAGGCGCAAACGTGATTACCTTTATGGCAACGCCTGTGGGTGGGGTTAATACGGTTAATAACAGCAACCCATTCACGAATGGAAAAAATGCTGAAAGCGATGCGGCATTTCGTGCACGATTTGTTTTGTATTTTAATTCGTTAAGTCGCGCAGTATTGATTGCGTACGCTTATGTCATCGCATCTATTCCTGAAATTACTCGGTATAACGTGGTTGAAAATGAAACTTTTTCAGGAGATGACCAACCTGGATATGTATATGTTGTTATTGATGATGGAACGGGCGTGCCACCCCCAGAATTATTAGATAGAGCATATCAAGCGATTCAAACGATAAGAGGGCTTGCAATTTTAAATGACGTGTTTGCGCCCGCTGTGACAAACGCAAATATTGTGGTTGATTTAAGTATTTCTCCTCTTACTACAGAAGCGACGATAGAAGAATTAGTCACCAATGCATTATACGAATACATCAATAAATTACCGTTTAACTCGACGCTCTATTATTCAAAGCTGTATGAAATTATTTATGACGCATCGCCTTACATTTTGAATGCCACCAATTTAACGTTGAATGGCGGAACAGCGGACATTGCAGGTGCGGTCAATCAAATCTTTCTTGTTGGCACTATTACTATAGGGTTTATTTAATGGCGAAAGGAGACGTTCAAGATTTTGTTAAGCGATTAAAGGCGGTTTTGCCACCGTGGTTTGGTGAAGCCTACCCATTACTGAACGCGTTATTGGCTGGCTACGCAACAATGGACGCGTTTATTTATTCACTTACAGAGTATTTAAATGCGCAAATGCGCATTCAAACCGCGACAGGACAAAATTTAGATTTAATTGCGTGTGATTTTTACGAAGGAATTTTAGAACGTCCAGAAAACATGAGCGATGAGCAATTTAGAAAATTTATTTTAGCTTCTTTATTGCAAGAACAGGCAACTCGAAAAGGAATGGAAAAAGCAATTGAGTTAATTACAGGATACACGCCCATTATTTGGGAAGGGTTTCAATTTGAAGATGGATTTTTTTTAGATTCCGAAAGTTATTACGACGATTCTTTTTTTGGAGGGCTCATCCCGTATAACTTTTGGATTGAAGTGTTTGTAAATGACCCGACGATACAAGATTTTCTTTATTTTGATGGAGATGATTCTTGGCTGGATGGGGACATTGGAGATCAAAGTTTTTTGAGTGGGGATGACAATTACATAATAACTTATGACGAGATTTTAGCAGTCGTTAATAGGGTAAAAGTAGGGGGCACCGTGCCGCATTTAACAGTAACGTATGTTTAAAGAGAGAAAAAATGGCAGATAGACAGATATTTTACACATTAGAACAGGCGACTACCAAAGATTTACTTTGGTGTCAGCAAAACTATTATTTAGGACTATCACGATTAATGCGCGCGTTAATCGATGCGAATGCATTAAGCGGATTAGAATGTACCCCTACTGCAGTTCCTTCTCTGAATGTGGATGTAAGCGCAGGTGAAATTTATTCTTTAGAGGAAACGGATGTAACTTCCTATGGGGTTGCGCCTCAAAACATTCCTGCCAATTCTGCAATTATAATGAAGCAAGGAATTTATAATGGAGGCACCTTTTCAATGCCCGCGCCAGGCACTGTCGGAGATTCCATCAAGTATTTAATTCAAGTGGCGTTCCAGGAAACGGATAACGTTAATGAAACTCGTTTGTTTAAAGTTGGCGGACTGCAAAATGTTAATACACGGCGGCAAGATTTAGCGATTGTAAATGTAAAAGCGAGTGCTGCAGCACCTTCTCCTGTGACACCTACGCCTGATGCAGGATTTCTAGGGGCGTGGGTTGTCACCGTGGCTTACGGCCAAACCACAATCACAAGCGGTGACATTGCTCAATATCCTAATGCACCATTTTTTGGTTCTTATTATGGATTGGCCATTCAAGACATGTTGAGTAAAACGCAGGCTGCTGCAACATATACTAAATTGCCTACGGTGGGTAACTCCGGTTTATTTTTTGTAGGAAGCAGCGCTGTTGAAACAGTAGGAACAAGTAATACGGCTCTTCCTTTAGTTCAAGCGTCTGGCCCCCTCCCATTTATGCCAGGGGGTGTTTTTCAACCAACGTTCCAGTGCATGGTCAATATAAGTTTATATTGGCTTTACGATAATGCCACAAGTTTACAAGCTGAAGTCGAGGCCGTATTGAATGGCTCTACACAAGTAGGTTTAGACACGATCCGGTATGGTGGTATTGCGGGCCCCATGAATCGTTCGATGACAATAAACCAAGCCTTTAACGGTACAACCGATTACATTGAATTTTTTTGTCGCGTAGACAGCGGTGCCGCTGACATGGCAATTCCTTATTTGGCTGCTGTTGTAATTGCGAATTAGAGGCAAATATGAAGAGTTCTGTACTTTTATTATTGTGGGACGATTTAGAGAATGGGCCATCCCCTCCACCAGAAGAAACATGGTATGACGAATTTGGAGATGAATGGCGCGATGAGAATAGTGAAATTTGGACAACTGAATAAATAAATAAAAGAGGTAAAATCATGCCAATTATGACACAAGCTACCGAAGCATCCATTGCAACAAAAGTAACGATGGCGCAAGTCAATATAGGAGCGCAATTAGCGTTAATTTCCCAAGTCACAGGCCTACCAGCTGCTCTTGATAATAAAATTAATCAATTTAAAACATCAAGAGATGTCGATGCTGATTTTTCGATTTCTTTAAGCATCGATCAAAACAATGTTATTCGATGCATAAACACAACACCAATTAATATTTTTGTTTTTGATAATGGAAGCCAGGACCCTCCTGACAACTGGACCACCATGGTAATTGCAACCGATGCTCAAGTTACGATTACTACTGATGGATTAGACCCAAATCTTATTTTAACTGCTGTTCCAAATTCAAAACTTGTTTTGCAACAAGGGGATATTGCATTTATTCAGAAAGTAAGAGAATCCGGTGGAAATAAATACTGGTCTGTTTGGAACGTTGGAAACTTTTTGCCATTAACAGGAGGGACTTTAACGGGTGCATTAACATTGGCAGCGGACCCGGCGTCTGCTCTTCAAGCAGCAACCAAACAATATGTAGATAATATTACTTCTTACACGGATGTAGTGGAACAAACTACAAATCATACCGTAGTAGATGCGGATTATGGGAAATTATTTTATTGCGATAGCACGAGCAATATTGTGATTGATTTACCGAACGCAAGAGGAAAAGGATTCTGGTGTGATTTTATGAGAAGAAATACAGGAAGTGTTTCTTTTATATCCGATCAATTAGCCACCGACAATCCTCAAATTAGTGCTCAATATTCTATAGTTCGAGCAGTTAAAATAACTGAGAGTGAAAGTACTTTATGGGCACTTTTAAGAAGCGATCCGATAACCGGATTATTTTTACCTCTTACGGGTGGAACCATAACTGGAAACGTGGTCTTAAACGGCACCCTCGAATATCCTGCAAGTGGAGTGAGTATTAATTTTCAAACAGGTGTAACTGCTTTAGGAAGTACGACCGTTAATTCATTACAAACAAATACTATTAATGAAAGAACTTTAAATTCAGGCGTAGTAATTGATGGAATTAAAGTTAAAGACGGTATTATAAGCGACGAAGAAGAAGCGAGCGGTGTTTCCATTAATACCAATACAGGAGCCTCTGCATTAGGTGCAACAACCGTCAATTCTCTTACTACAAGCAGTGTTTCAATTAGCGGTGGTTCTTTAGATGGAGTAACTATTGGTGACACTACTCCTTCGAGCGCTAAAATTTACACGCCTTCTATCACAGAAACAACGACCTCAAGAACGCTTGCAATATCCGATATTAACGCTTTAATTAAAACTACTAATACTGGCGGCAACACCACAATAACTATTCCGACGAATGCCAGCGTCGCTATTCCAATCGGCTCACGCTTTTCATTTTTACATTTAGGGGGCACCACACGTCTTCTTCTTTTTTCAACTACTGGCATTACACTGAATGGACCAACTCCTTCTGTGGCGACCGGTGGCTATGTAGTGATTGAGAAAACAGATACGAACACGTGGCAAGTTGTGAATGCCATTGAGTCAGGAACCATTACCTTATCTTTATCCGGTATTTGGGCATCCTCTCAAAACTGTACCGTTTATTTTTCACGAAATAACTACGCCGTAACGATGAACATAGGGTCAGCAACGGCGACCCAGAATGCCTCAGACATTATTACAGTTTCTGGATGGCCGACTAGGTTATTACCTGCGAATGGTTTTGGGGACACCATGCGCGTGCAAGATGGAGGAAGCATTATAGCCGCCAGCGGATGGCTTGATGTTATTATTGGAACAGGCATTTTTATCTATAAGACACCGACCGGTGGAACTTTTTCAGGTAGTGGGACTGGAGGACCAGTTAACGGAAGCATTATTTATCCACTTATTTAATTTAATTTTCGGAGAACAAAAATGGCAACATATCAACCTATTGATTACTGGTCACCAAACAATTTTACTTTTCACGCTGCTTTTTTTACAGCAGAAACGAGTAATGGAGTTGCAACTTTCTATTTAACAAAAGATGGAACTCCGGAAGGAGAGGCGATTTTTAGGAATGTTTTTAATTTACAAGCGACTGCAAGAGAAAACACTTCTTCTGCTATTGAGGTTCCTTATGCATCAATAAAAGAAATAAGTTCTGATTTAAAAACGGTAACTGTAAATGTAACGAAGGGAATATTGTTATTAACTTTCGGAAATACCGTAGAATTTTCGCCGGATGGAACACGTGTGGATTTACATGTAATAGGTGACTAATGTCAGATTTCAATATCGCAATCGATAAAGTTTTTAATTTTGTGGATAGGTATTAATCATGGGAATATCAGCAAAACAATTAAAAGAAAATATTATTGAACCGGCTTTAAAAAAGCTTGATTTATATTCTGAGGCAGCTGTTAATTTACTTTTAGGGACTGCGGCTCAAGAATCTCACATGGGCACTTACTTAAAACAAATTAATGGACCCGCGCTCGGAATCTATCAGATGGAGCCGCGCACATACAGTGATATTTTTGATAATTATTTGAAATTTAGATTTCAAATTTTTAATGGAATTTTAAATTATTGTAATTATCAATCGAAGCCGCGTGTTGAGAATTTAGTTGATAATTTGTCATTAGCTACTCTGATGGCTCGTGTCCATTATCTAAGAGTAACTATTCCATTGCCTGCTGCAAACGATATAGAAGGATTGGCACGATATTGGAAACGTCATTATAACACTTCACAGGGCAAAGGTACTGTTGAAGAGTTTATAAGAAATTATCAGAAATATGTGGAAGAGTGATGATCAAGAAAATATTCCTAGATTGTTTTACAGGCAAAGATAATCGAACTTTTGATATCGGAAGGTTTTTATGGGTAAGCGCTTTTATTGCTTATCTTGTTTATAGCGGTTTAGAAATAGTTTACGGTCATGATTTTAATCCAAAAGAATTCGCAGAAGGTATTTCTTGGATATTAGGGGTAGGGAGCGGTGCATTACTTCTTAAAAAAGACACGGAGCCGAAATGATTAACTTACTACAAATAAAAAATATATTATTTGCAATTCTTGCTTTAAGTGCATTTATATTTTTATGTATGGCGCAATATTATAGTTATAAATATAAAGTTACTATCGAAAAATTAAATACATGTAATGTATTAATTGGTACGCAGAATAACGCGATTCTGCAAATGAAGAAAGAAGCCGATTTTATGGTACAACAACAAATTGAGTTAGAGAAAAAAATTAAAGCGGACAAAGTTGTTGCGTATAAAGAGATTGATAAATTGAAAAAAGAAAAAGTTTCGGATAAGTGTGAAGAGGCAGTGAAGTGGGGGATTGCTCACGCTAAAAATTAAATGGAGACTCCAGCAGGAATCGAACCTGCGACAATATTAACAAAATCTATAGGGGTCTTTATTTCTTTCTTCTTTCTCTTTTTCTTGTTTCCCCATAAAATCTAGATAATGAAATCTACACAACCATACTGAATTTTCAAAGTAGCTATAGGAAACTCCCCAGCACTTCTGACAATTTTTGTTAGGTACTACGTAAATTAGTTGTTCTTTATAAGATTTAGTACGAATTTTTCTCTCCGGTTTATTTATTTAAATCCTCTCTTATCCTCTCTAGCTCATTTTTATCTAAAGTTTCTAGATAATCTATTAATGCTTTAATTAGTTTATCCTCATAATAAGCTTTTAAAATTAAAGGGATAGCAATACCTAAAAATATTAATAAATATATTATTTTAAATATCATCTAGTAATTCGGTGTTTTCGTTGATGTTACCAACTATAAAACCTTTATCTAATTCGATTAAAATATACGGAATTTCTTTATCTATTACTAGTTTTATTATCGCCTCATCGGGGTATTCTAAAAGGATTTCTTGTAGTTCTTTATTTGTCATCAATACTTTCTCAAATTCGTGAGGAACTTCTTGAAAAAAATCAGAGAGATAATTTAATTCTCTCTGAACGCATTCATCACAGGTTATGTTTTCTGAATTTTCTTTGTCATTAATTTTTTTGTTACAAGAGTTACAGTTCATTTTTATTTTTCTTTTGAATTAGTTTTAGTTTCTCAATAATTCTTTTAGCTATCATCAACGCGCCGATTAAATCATGCGGAAGAGAAAAATCAAGACAACCAACCCATCGATTAGATAAATATTTTTTGTATTCGCCTATGGATAGTTCATTATCTATATCTGTAAGAAAATGCTCGGATGGTAAATAAATAGTTAATTCTAGATGAGTATCTTTTATTAAACTTTTAATTAAAGAACATTTATAATGGTGACATTAAAATCCTAAACTATTGATTTTTACAAAATCCGGAATCTTAATACTCATTCTTATTACTCGCTTAACATTTTTTCGATTTCTTCAAAGCTTTCTTTTACATGTGCTTCAAATTTTTCTGTAATTAAGAATGTATTATAAAATTTCTCATCATACTGATTTTCCAAAAAATTAAATTTATTTTCTTTTATTGAAATAATTTTATTTACATCTATTAAAATTCTTTCTTCGCTGCCATCATATTTAGAAATATATGTCAATTTAATAAATTTAGGCATTTTAATTTTCTCCAATCTGTCTTCTGCAACTATTCAACTCCAATTCCAATGTTCTACGTGAAACTATGCACCATTTTACAAAATCTGCTGCCGTAGCGTTTTCAGGAAGAACAGGAAGATTAACAGGTTCTAATTTCGGTTTTTGGGGATGTACAGGAGTCGGTACATACACAGTTTTTGGGAGAATAGAGCAGCCGGTTACGAGCATCCCGATTATCAAGAAAAAAATACAAAATATTATTACGAATATAATTACTTTTATGATGTCATTCATTTTAATACCTTTAAAATTTTTTTTATTCCTTCCCATACGAATGCCACCGCAACCAGAAGTAGAGCTCCAATTAGCATAAATAAATAAGGTAAAGTAATAATTGAAATAGCAATCAAAGCTGGGAGCCAAATAGGTAGAAATATCCACCACCATGACCAATCAATATGGTGAGTTAGTTTTAATGTTAAAAAAATTAAAAACAACGCGCCCCAAAAAAATTCACTTCCGTCTATTTTGATAATTTTATTCATAATTGAATTGACTCCTCATAATTTTATCTTCCTCCGGCGGCTCTGGATATTCTATTTCGGCCCAATGAGTAATAGATGGATGAATAAATCTTCCTGGAAAAGATTGTACTCTGATGAATTTACGGTTGCTTTTACCAAAAAAACACCAGTAATCTTTTAATTCATTTTCGTTATAAATCGGCAATCTCTCACTACATTTAATCCAATTAACTTTCACGCTTCCCCCCTCAAAAAATAATAAACCCCATAAACCAAAAAAACGGTCACTACAATCAATGGCGTAATCCAAAGCGGCAGCAGAACAGCTCCCCACCCCCAATTGATTAGATGACATAGTTTTAAAGTGACAAATATCAGAGTGAGAGCCGATAAAAAATTTATCTTTGTACTGTTGAAATACAAAAAAATTATCAAGCTAATAATTAGAATTGCGATATCGAGAGCTAGCATACGCTGACCCCCTTTTTGCACACCTTTTCAAAAATACATTTACATAACTTATTGAAAATTAAAGTAGTGCAAATAAAAGTCTTTTGGATAAGTTTTTGATTTATATATGATTTTAAAAGTAATTTGTGGCTACGAACCAGGCGGTCGGGAGTTCGAATCTCTCCGGGCGCGCCATCTTTTATCAATATTATCAAATAGTTACCAATCATTTTTTACCGCCTTCTATAACTTTTAATTCAGATTGCCCCTTTTTTGCCCTCGTTATTCTTTCAGCTGCATCGGTTAAATGAGAGCTAGAAAGGTGAGCATATCTTAACACCATACTAAAATCTGACCATCCACCGAGTGCTTGCAGCTCTTGTAAAGAGGTGCCATTTTGAATATGCCAGCTTGCCCATGTATGCCTTAAATCGTGCCATTTAAAATTATCTATCTTGCATTTTTTTAGAGCATTTTTAAATGCTTTGGTATTGCAGTCTGTAACCGGTTTTTGTTTATAATTAAAAACATATTCATTAATTACTTCTTGCTTTTTAAGTATATTGATTGCGTCTTGATTAAGAGGGATAGCAAGAGCTTTTTTATTTTTTACGTCAATTGCGTTTACAAAAGCATGTCTTTTTTTCAAATCTATCTGAGACCATTTTAATAAGCGAACATTGCTGGCACGCAAGCCGGTTGCTAAAGTAAATGCAGCCATGGCAGACAAATGGGCAGGGAGGGCTTTAAGTAGTTTTTCGGCCTCTTCATAACTCAGCCATCTGTCTCTTTTGTTATCGAGAGGCATTTTTTCGATCAAAGGGACATTATCAAGCCAATCCCATTTTTTACAGCAACGTAAAACAGTTAATATTACGCGCAGATAATGATTTACAGTCGCATTACTCGCGCCTTTTTGCAATTTCGCCTGTTTAATTTCATCAATTAATTTTTTATTTATTTCAAAAATAAATTTATCTTTTAAAAACGGCTCCAACCATTTTATTATTGACACGTCGTCTGATAATGTTTTTTTAGTAGATTCTTCAAGATATCTGGTGGCCGCTTCTACCCAAAGTTTTTCGGGCTTTTTATCTAAATAAGAAGCATCCCATAATTGTTTTTTTAAATTAGCTTCAAGTTCTAACGCCTTCGTTTTGCTGCTCGTTCCAGTGCTTCGGTATATCTCTTTTCCTTTGAATTTAAATCGAATATAGTAATATTTTCCGCGTTTTTTGATTGCCATTTGTTGATCTCAATATTATCTTTGATAGGGGGTTCATAATTTCCTTTTCTAAATTTATCAAGCTCTTGTTCGTTTACTCGCCACGCTTTTCCGACCTGATATGCGGGGAATTTTCCTGATCGGCACATTTCGTAAAGATGTGTATAACTTACCGATAAAATTTTTGCTGTTTCTTTTAAAGTTAGATCAGGCATAGTAATACCTATTTAAAATATTTCTCTTGAATTTGGTTTAAAACTTTTATGTGTTTATTCAATGCCTTATGAGCGCATTCAAAAAATTCTATAATAAAAGCATTTTTAAAATCTTTTAAAAGTAAATTGTCACTTGAATTAACCAATTTATTTTTCATTTCAATCTGCATATCCGCTAAAAATGACTGAAACCCTTCGAAAAACAAAATCAATTTACGATTTTTATTAAAAAGTTGTTCTCGATATTCTTTATCATTGTGCATTAAAAAAACTTCTTCAAAATCTTTTAGTATTTGATCTGGATTCATTTAAAAATCTCTTTTAATTAATATATTTATTTCTAATTTCTTTATAGCCATCTATCTGACAATTTAAAAATGTTTGTGTTTGTTCCCATAATTTATCAAAAAGCATCCCCATCATTATCATAAGAAATGGGTTTTCTTCTTTATCTAAAATTTCTCTAGAAAATCTATCATAGAATTCAAAAATTTCTTTTTTGATATCGATAAAAGTGCCAATCAAGCAAGAAAGTTTTTCTAGATTTTCTTCTTTTTCATTGCCTGTCAAATATTCCGAAAAATTTTTCTCTATTTCTTCTTTATTCATTCCATTTCCTCAAATTCTTTTATTAAAATATTTTTCATTTTCTCTAGAGTTTTTTTCGAGATAGAATATTTGTGCTCCAATAAATTGAAAATTAAGTTAAAGTCATTTCCGGTAGCTTGCGCCAAAAAAGTTTTCGTAAAATCATTTGCAGCCATAAAACACCAGTTTAGTTCACCTTCTTTAGAGTTGTTATTCTCTATTACAAAATTTTTAAAACTTTCTATTTTTTCTATAAATTCTTCTTTAGTCATGATTATCCCTACCTAACTCTTTAAGTAAAAGAGCGCCGATTTTTTTAAGGGTTTTATCGGAAATTTCATACTTAAACTTTAAAAGATTAAAAAACAAATTAATATCATTTCCGTGCGATTGACGAGCTGCTAGCTCAAGTGAAGCAGAACCAAACATAAGAATAAAAGAATCAATTACATCTTTTTCTTTTAAATCTGCGGCCGCCTTTTTTTTAAAACTTTCAATGGATTTAAGAAATTTTGCCTTATTCATTACGAGCCCCTAAATTTAAAAGTATATTCCCTGCTATTTCTCTATCTAAAATGCCTAGAATCTTATGAATTGTATGATCGGCTATTTTGTAGCGAATGCTTAAAAAATTAATACACAAAATAAGTGAATCAAAAGAACTTGAACTTTCTGAGCTATAAACTTTATTATTCGCAGAAACTAAAATTGCACAAGTTTCGATATTTTTAACGTTGTCTTTTGTAAGTATTTTTTCAATTTGCTTGAAATTTTTTGAAAGTTTCTCATATTTCACTTAGAAATCTCCTGAATTTTTGTTTGCTGAGAGATTTTGATCATCAATTCCATCATGGATTCAAATTCCCCGCCTGCTATGACTCCAAAATCTCTAGAAGTTTTTACTGCTAAAATAAAACTCTCACTATCATCATTTGCACATTTGGAGAATGCCTCTTTAAATTCTGTAAATTTGTTTAAAATTTCTTTGTTTGAGATAAAATTCATTTTTTCCTCTTAATTAAAATAATTTAAATTAAACTTTACTTAATTAAACATAAATCAAGTTTCATTTAATTAATGAAACATACACATCTTTAAATAAAATTCTTCTAAGCCAGATAGCAAAGCGAGAAGGAGGGTAAATTCTTCTTTCTATGTAATCTTTATTAATGAAATAACCTACTATTTCTAAATATACGTGTTCTTCAAATGGATCGATGTTCATAGGGGTTTCTTTTCGTCTTCTTTTTGTTTTCTTTGATTTATTTTTTCAATTAAATATTTTTCACACTTTTCAGAAACTTCAATAGGTAATTCCTCAACTGAGGAAACACCTGCTTTTTCAAGCCATCCATTAACAATTTCAGAAGGTATTTGGCTCTCAATTATTAATTTAGATAAATTAGATGATTCGATTTTATTTTCAATATGATTAATAATTTCTGGATTATTTTCTAAAATGTGACATTCTTCAGGATCCACTTCCTTTTCTTTCAATGAGTCTTTCAGTTGTTGTAAATTAGTTTTTTTCTCGATTACAGAAGTTTTGCTTTCATTGTAATCTAAAACTTCTTCGATTATTTGTATTCCTTTTAAAACATCTGCAAAGGAATCTCTTAACGCAAAACCTCTGGCTCTCATTTGCAGCATCCGCTTTGGTGAAGTTGTCCACGGCCCAACTTTGCCCCATAGAGATGCTTTTTTAGCATCTTCTATCGTAAATGTTCTTTCTACTAAAGGTTTATTTTTTCTTTTTACTCGACAAATTGTAAAATCATCGTGTATTTCTTCATCGATATATTCACACTGAGGATGTGCCTGAATTAAAGCTAATAAAGTGTCACCCCAAACCGATGGTCTTCCATTTATAACAGATATTCCTTGCACTGCTTGTAATGGTTTTAGACCAACTTCTTCTCCCATTTGTATCGCGACGAGTACATTACCTGGTTTTCCTTTATAATCTTTTGGTACCAAATCGCTATCAGCGATTATTTTTGCGTATTCCATTATTTCTGAAAAACTTTTTGGCTCATATCTAAAAATTGAATTTTTATCTGTTTTGGTTAACATAATTCCTCACTTAATTAAAAAAGGTCTTCTCGCAGAATCTTTAAGATAATTATTATACAAATCAGGGTACTCCTCTTTGAAAGTGGACTGGTCAAAAATTCTAGAATTCGAGCTTTTCCAAGTTGCCAATGTTTTACCTGAAAAATCTTTTAGGGTGTCATTTTCTTTCATGTACGAAAATATTTTGTGCTTGAATTCAGTTTGCAATTCTTCAAAATCTTTAATTTTTTGATTAATAGTTTTTAAATTTTCATAAGCAAATAATACTTCGTCGTCGGTTATAATCTCTTTTCGCTCTGAAGTTGGATAAATGAGTTTAAATTCTTCAATTGAAGTAGGGGAAGGAGGAATATTTTTTAATATATGTTCATTCCAAAATTTTATTTCTTGTTTAAGAAGCATTTTTTCGATTTCTAAATCTCTTTCAATTTCATAAAATCGAAATGTCTCTGTGTCTTTAAAAAAGACATACGCATGAGCAATATTATAATTAATGATTGCTAGATAATGTAAAATTTGGCATAAATAATATTTAGGAATGTCAGATGTTCCTTCTTCACCCCAATCAATAGAATTTCTTGCAGTTTTAATTTCTACTAAAATTTTTTTATCAACAACAATCCCATCTAAATTACCGATAATAAAATTATGTTCGGGATGAACAAATAATTCATCAGGTTTTATCGCTTTATTACCGGTATATTTACAATATTTATTTAAAATCCATGGCTCTAAAAATGAACCTAATTCCTTAGCTATTCTATTATTATCATCAGATAAATTAGGCAATCCTTTTTTTTCGTTATAAACAGTAAGAGCGCTTCCAAAATTTGAATACCCAAGAATTTTTGCCGCGTCACTTCCTCCAATCCCTTTTTTTCTAAGTTCTAACTGTTCTTCAGTCAACATGTTATTTCCCTAATTTTCTATTTTTACGATGCCTTCTACGAGCAATTAATCTTAAAAATAAACATCGTCTAGTTGCCATGATTTGCTCTGAGTTGAGTTCAAAAAAGTTTTTCATCATTAAGTTTGTCATAAAATTTCCCTCTTTTATTTGGTAGTAGTTGAATTATTTTCCCAATAACATCTTATAAAAAATCGAATCAATTTTAGTTCTTGCTTGCTTGATAATTGTCTTTCTTCTCCCTTCGATATTTGTTTTAAATCTTTTATCTCAATCCCTGTTTTTTCGCTGATTTCTTTGTGAGATTTACCGTAATCAACAATATTTTTTATATATTCAGCCTTATTAATCATATTTCCTCCCTGGATTATTTATTGCTATAATCGCATGCCCTCTAAAATATAAGTAATGTGCGCAAAATGGTCGTATTCTGCTTCTTCTTTTAATCGTTCTGACTCGTCTTCCCCGTATTGCTGCAATGCAATTTCAAACATTTCTTCCAGCATTTCTTCTTCGCAAGCCAGAATTTGATGGACAAACTTTTTCTGCAATTGATTGCAGTAATCAAAGCTATTATTTCTGATAAAGACTCTTAAGATGCTCTCGCAATCAGCAAGTACGTCAGAGAGCATATCCTCTCGTTCTTCTATTAAAAGAATCGCGAGCTCACGTTTTTGAGCGGGAGTTAACTCGGATAATCGAGTGCAGCGCAGAGGATGCGCTGAATCTGCAATAAACGCATAAACTCTTGGAAAGTCGATATCGTACATGTTGTCTTGTCCGTTTGGCATAGTGTGTCCCTTGAATAATTACTTGATAATAGACATACTATACAACTAAATTAGTATTTGTCAACAACTAAAAGCGTAAATTAAAATATTATTTTTGTATTTGGGTGTTTTTGGTGTGGGGATGGAAGGGTGGTATACTTAATAAAGGTTGTAATAATTTTAATTATGATTGTGGTGTAACTATGGAATTAATATTCGATTGGCTAGATAAAATTAAACCTCAAGAAAGTTTTTTTATTCAAATTAATCATCACGATGCTCCTAATTTACTTTCGATTAATTATGATACTTTAATAAGTATTATCGGTGGGAATCCAATAATAGTTATAGATCCGATCGGAAATATTGTTTTAAAAAATCTTGAAGACAAAAATATTAAAAATATAAAAGCTTCTCCAAATGCAATTTGGGCCGAGATAATCGAAAACGAATATATTCATAAATCTTTAGCTTATTTTTCAGATACCGTCAAAAAAATAATTTCACTTATTAAAGTAGATAGCTTTTCAAGAATAGGGATAAGAAAACAATATATTCATTATTTTGAAGATAAACAAGTAAGAAGGGATTTCTTTAAACAAATCGTAAATTTTGAAGATTTTTTGGATGTAGGAATTGTAAAAAATATGGTGGTCAATAGTAATTTTTTTGCAAAAATTCAAATTCTTCCTTTAACTGAAGAAAACAAATTTGGGATAGTGCTAGATGTAGATATTTATTTGGAAGATAAAATGAAATCTAAAGAACTTAATACAAATAACGTCAATGGAAATATTGAAAAAATTCATTCTGAATTTTCTAAATTACTTAAAAAAGTATTTTCTTGACCTTACATATGCCATGCAACATATTGCCTTATAAGTTACTAGAAAAAAATCATCCGTCTTTGAGCGGGGCATTTTTATGCGTGTTAGGATTGATACTATTTAAATTATCTGGATTTTTTTCAGGAATAATAGGAATAGTTTGTATTAGTTTGGGTGTAGTAATGATATTTACAGCAGGATTATGGTATATGATTAAAGAAATTTTAGATTATCGAGGTAATTTGGAAAAAAACCATCGAGAAGAGCTTAATACAGCTCATGAAAAAAATTCCAAAGAATTAAAAGAAGAAAGAAGACAATTCAAAAAACAATCCGAAACGCATACTCAAAAAATAGTAGAGTTATTAACTGAAAAAAATTTTCAATCTGATTCCACATCCACTACTAAAAAACTTACCACAGATATTTCTTTTGGAGTAGACAACTAACCCCTATCCCTTAAGTCAGTAGCGTATTTCACGACAGGGACTTCTAAGACTTCACCGCAGTGCTTGCATTTTTTGGCTTCGATATTTACGCTTTCTGCACAGGAATGGCATTTTTTTAATTTTACTTCTTTTGCTGACGAGACAGCCCAAATTAAAGCAGCCACCCATCCTAACAACGTCCAGCCGAAGAATAAATTTAGTAGGAAAATTCCATTACAATGTTTTTTATTGTTTCCTATATAAGAGGGAGTAAAATAGAGCATAAACAACATTATTACAATAATAAGGGAAACTATCGCATCCATAGTTTTTCTCCGGAGATTTTATACTTAATAAAATTGTGATTCTAAAACCATCTCCGATTGAGTATAGGAAGAAGTTTTATAGTTTTTGGCAATTAAATTTATTTTCTCTCCATTAAAATTTTTCCAATTTATCTTTTTATAAATTTCTCTATCAAAATCATAAGAAAAAAGAAGTTTTTTAATTGGGTTTCCATAATTATCTAAAGTTTTTAGATAAACTTGAACTCGTATATTATTTACTTTTGGATTTTGATAAATAATTTGTAGAGCAGACGCACTTATCCCATTAGCAATCAGTGAAGTTATGCTAACAGGAGTTAAATGGTAAACTGAATTTTGAATATCTGGGTTTAAAAAACCTAATTTTTTATAAACAGAAATATCAGATATGATAGTTTCTTTATCTGCAAAAACATTTAATTTATTTCCATTAATAAAATCCAGTGAAAATCCTAATGTAGATACGAATTGGTTATATTGCTCTAATGTAGG